CTGGTACTCCTCGGTTACGTCTACACAGATCCGTGCCGAGGGGGTTTGGTCTCCTTCCTAGGGAGAGTTGTTTGGCCTGCTCCTAACAGGCGATGTTCCTCCTTCCCAGGGAGTGATGGTGCCCGGTCCTAGCGGGCGTTGTTTAATAGACATGGAAAACAAGTGAATAAGGACTATAACATACATGGGGGAAGGGGGGAGAGAGGGGGGGGGGAAACGACATATTTCACTCCTAACGGCGCTAGTTGTCAGCTAGACTTAGAGGCCAGAAAATGTGAGGGCGCCTAGGCGATCTTCACGATGACAATGTCACCTGCAGCGCCCGTGAGCGTGCTCGCACCAGTCCACCCAGCGTTCTGAGTGGTGGTGATCTTGGCGCCCGCGCTCACGATGATGATGTAGCGGTAGGCGAGCCAAGGGGTGGCGGAACCCCAGATGATGTTGCAGGTTCCTGAGTTGTTGCCCGCAAGCACAGTCGCCGAGCCGGACAATGCCGTGATGTCCCAGGGCGCACCAGTTGAGACAGTGGTGGCGCCGCTGAGCCGCAAAGTCACGTCGATCGCGTAAGTGCCGGCATACTTGAAAGTAAGGGCCTTAACAGTGTCACCACCGCAGTAAGTGAACCAGTCACCGGCGGTCGGCTCGATTGTGCTGACATATGACTTGGCGTACGATGTGCTGGGGAACCCGTTGGAGTTGGTCGACGTGAGCGTTGAAGTCTGCATGCCGAAGCAGCCGAGGCCGATGCAGTTGGCGAGCGTGCCGGATGTCATCTGGTAAGAAGTAACCGGTGCTGCGATGCCTGTGCTGACCTGCTCCAACTGCGAGATGTATGGTTCAATGAGCTCGCAGCTGTAGTGAACCCAAAGCTCACCAAGAACGGTGCCAACTGTGCCGGGGAGCCCAGTTGTTGCAACCTCCACGTAGCCAGGATCAGTGAAGTTGTTGCGAAGCACACCCACATCGTTGAGCACATTGTACCACGTCACGTTGTTGTCTTTCTTGGCGCACTCAAATCCCATGATGATGGAGTTGGAGGGCGGTGAAGAGACTGCGTGCGTCGCGGCTTCCATGGTCTGCTTGGTGGAATATTGAGCAGAGTCGACGTTGTAGTGAGGTGACATGATCACAGTGCCGAGCGTTCCGGCGGCGGAATAGCCCGAGGTGGTGCTTCTGAATTCGAACAAGAGCTTGGTGAACTTGTACTTGGTGTAGAGAGCAGCCAGACGAGAAAGCCAAGGGAACGTGGCCGCGTCAGCGGCGTTGAGCGTGTACTTCTTCGTTGTGAACATGGTAGGATTGGTGGGCACGTAGACGTCTTCAATGAACTCACTGTGTTGGTAGGTAGTTTGCGGAACTCCTTGCGGACCTTTCTTGATGCTGGACTTGCCTGTGTGCACAATGTCATTCGTGACGTAGTCTCCGCTACCTTGGAAACGGGCGGCATTGATTGCTGAGGACTGTGTAACACGCTGCAAGGCAGCTGGAAGGGCTGCATTGATTGCCATCTTTGCGAGGGCGCCCACAAGCTTGTAACTGCCTGCGCCAAGTGCATTTGATTTTCCAGCACCGCGCGCTGAGTTCTTCGGTTTCTTCTTGCCACCCTTGGCTCTGGTCTGACCCTTGTTGAGGGGGCCGATGAATTTGGGGGTGGTGCTGTTGTTCTTCTTTGGCATATTGATTATTTGACGTTGATAACTATGTGTCTGCACGGGAAAATGTAAGGTTTTCTGGCCACACCCGCCCACCGCCGATCCTGAAGAACCGACCCAGAATTCCAATACCGCGCAAATGCACGCAAGAAAAATTAATAACACACGAATAGCCGTACCATTGCCGTTGAAGTAGTGAGCGAAGAAGTTGCGCATCTTGCGTGAGAGTGACCACACGCCCTCAAAGAGACGCTTCCTCCGCTCAGCGAGCCGCTCCTGGTTCGATTGCCAATCACGAGCCCACTGAGCATCAGGCAGTTTGAAGCCAAGGCCCAGCCCAAATGCACTCAACGGCCTGCTGCGTGCGAACCAGCGGGATTTGACGTGACCAATGCTAGGCGGAATAACACTGCGGGCCATGTGCTCAATCTCATCTTCAACACCATCGTAGTCAACAATAGCGCCTGCCCGAAGGTATGGGTATGTGCCGACGTGTCCACACTGGTAATCGCGAACCCAATTCTCGAGGTCACAGAGCGCTGCGTTGTAGGGGAAGCCGTACCTCGTGGCGAAGTCCTGCTGACGTCGCACAGCGGAACCTGGAGTTGCGAGGCCTGGCTGAAGGTATGAGTGCTCTAACTCAGCAGCCTTGCCGCCCACAAGTGGCTTGATGATCTCGACGATCTCAGGGTAGGCCCAAGTGCTGTGAACAAACGATTGTAGCTTGGCCTGCCGGAGCTCATCCAACTTGCCCTCATTCAACGTAAAACAGAGCCGAGCGAGCTGACGAAACACCAAACCACCAAAGTCGTGCCCGAGGGAACTTGGTAGGTAGTGCTTGGAACAGAAGCCATGGTCAAGGCTGAAAGGGTCTTCGTTGTATGCTTGAATCTTGATCTTGAAGCCCAGCTGCTGATAGATGTCGTCAAACGACCAGCCGAGCACGATCCTAGCATAGAGAACTGTTGCGATGTCGTTGCAGTTGTCGGACGTTGTGGTGCGCACTCCGGAGTTGCGTGTGCTGAATGTGCCTTGATACACGATGGCACCACTGAAGAACTGTCCGTGCCTTTCGTAGGATTTCTTCCAGCATTGCCGAAGGTCCTCATCTATGCCCATCTTGCGGAATGCCCCGAGCTGTGCATGCAGATTGCTGCCGCTAACGTGCGCGTCGTGCCGAGAGGAGTCCGCCGACCCTGTGTACATGATACCGTCTTCGCACAGGTGGAACTTGGAATCGTCACCGGTGATGATTGCGAATGGCTCGTTGTAGACGGAGAGTCTGGCTATCTCACGAGAGATGTCGACGGCGGTTGCGCCTGAGCCATAGACAACCCGGAGGCCCAGAATGCGGCCGTCGCGCCCTACGCCAAACAGCTCCTTCAGCTTCTGCTCATATGGGATCACAAAAGTGGCCTGCCAAGCTAGGAGCCGGACGTGATTGGCTTGGATCCCACGTGGGTCGCTTGCTGCCTGATGCTCGTCGGTGTCCGCTAGGCACACTGCCAACTCCTTCTTGCCCATCGATTCGAGAGCTGTGCTAGCATCCTCATCGAGCTGGTTTCCGTAGATTTGCGCCATCACAGCCACATTGCCGTACAACCTCGCCTTTGCGCCCGTGAAACTCGCTGCCACGTCGAACAATGTGACAGGGTCAACATGGCCGACCTGATCTGCGATGTGCTGCCAGACGCGGTGCTTGAGTTGGGCGCCCGCAGCGGTGTCGCCAGGGACTGCCTTTGCAATCCGCCCCACGAATGCGTGCGCAACGGTTCCGGCGTTAATGGCCGTTGGTCGCAAATGGTAAAAGACGGGGAACAGAGTGCGGCAGAGTGGATCGTTGGCGGGGTTGACATCTCTGACGAGGCGCATGCTCCAGCCAGGCTGAATGGTGCTCATGTCTGCAGTGGCGAACTCGCTGCGTGTGCCCATGGCACCAACGGCAGAGCCGACTGCGAGCAGCGCGGAGAAGCAATTGAACGGGTCGGGGCGGCGAATGACGTTGTGCAGAGAGTGGACACAGCCGGAAGTTGCGCTGCCATAGAAATGCCTGATCAGCCAAAACAGCGCAAATGTCTTGGGACACCCGCCGAAGAACACGACCTCCAGGAGCTGCAGGGGAATGCCATAGTCTGCCGACGTCTCCTCAATTACAGGCGCAACTGCGCGATATAGAGGATTGCTGAATAGCGACGCTTCCCTTCCACGATAGCGCTCGAGCTTCCTTGCAACGATGCCTGTGACGCATGCATACACACCTGAGTAGTAGCCGTATTGCTGTAGCAGGTAGGGGCTGTAGGTGGTGTTCAGCGTTGCCATGTAATGTGCTGAGCTAGCGGCCACACCAACGGCTGAAGTTGCTGCAGTGGCGACGTATCCACGGGTCACTGAGTCTACTTGGTCCAAAATTGGGATAATGGCATCCGAAGCCAACTCAAGCGTCCTTCTGTCAGGGACTTCAGGGACGTAGCAGCTTATGCGCCTGCAAATGTCGAGTTCGAGGCGAGCTATTTGGCCTGGGAACGACTTCATGTATGGCGAGCACCAATCCATTGCCGCTTGCAAGAGGTTCCACCAGGAGTTCGACAGCTGGCTCAGTTTCTGCAAAATGACATCAATTTCGCACGTGCCCGCAAAACATCTCTGCACAGCGTGAGCCGCGCCGACAGTGAGGGCCGGAGCCTTTGCACACCCGATGCTCAGCACGTCGATTGTCTGCGCCATGACGAATGCTCCGATGTTCCTGGCATCTACAATCCCACGTGCGGCCACATCCTTGCTGTAGCTCCCTGCACTGCTGGCTGTGTTCATTGCGTCACTGAGCACGTTGAGGACGCGCATGCTGCTATCCTCGATAGGCGACGCAACAAATAGCTGCCTGCTTTCCTTGGTCACGAAAGGGGATATGGCGAACGAGTAGGGGCGCGAGAACACATCAGCAAGACACCTGTATGCGCACGACAACAGCACGTCGGGCAGGTGGAAGTGGTTGAACTTCTTGCTCAGCAGGAACGAGCCATAGGCTGCAGTGACTGCGGTCCACACTGCGCGCCAAGGAACTGGCCGGTCGCCGTTGAGGTAATTCAGCACAGGATGGTGGTCGAAGACGTTTGTGCGGAACCATTTCGATGCGCCGCGCTCCAGTTTGGCGACGGATGCTTGGTAAACTCCTCTTGAAACCACGTTGCTGCTGACGACGCCGTGTGTGAGCCTTGAGCCTGCATCGAATACGGCTGCCGAAAGAGGCCCTGCAAGCATGGGATCTAGCTCATTCATGGACTTCAGCCTCCCGAAGTATGCCGCCAGGGCGTCGCTGTCGCTGACGCCGATGACGGGGCGCAGTATCTTGTTAAAGATAGTTCGGGGCACACTGAGGAACTCGCCTTCATGCCAAACCAAAGCATACGCACCGGTGAGCTGGTAGCGTGTGGTTGCAGAAACCTCAAAGCAAGACCTGGTCCGCGGCTCGCATGAATCCTCGTCGGCGACACCGAATACAGACAGAGTGGGCTGCTCCACAACGGGGAGACCTGCCACGCCTGTGACTTTGGTGACGAGAGTGAGCCTTGCTGCCAGATCCTTGTGCGCAAATAGCTGATCCTGCGTCTGGCCGATGAGTCCCTGCCCCACTACACTGAAGTGCGTGGCGTTGCGATCGATGCTGAACTGGATTGGGCACCCGGGGATGTTGCTGGTCTGGGACAGAAGATAAGCCTCGCGAGCTATCACGTACTTGAAGTCGGTGAATTGCCCGAGCCCAGAGGGTGCAAAGAGCACATTGTACGCATTGGGGATTACGGCGTCGAAGGCAGCAAATTGTACAGCTGTTCCTGGAGAAGCGACGAAATTTCCGCCGAAATGCTGCCGCGCAGAAGCTGGACGAATGGCGATGATCACGAGTGCAACTGGCGCAACAACGCCGCCGGCTAGCTCATCATCCACAACATCTGCGATCACACGCAGCGCTTCGATGTTTTGCCAGCGATACCCAGAGGCTAGCTCATTGTTGACCAATGGCATGCCCGGGTGGAGCTCGATGTTTCCGATCTGCAAAAGAGATTGGATGAGCGCGCGGCTCATGGGACCAAGGTATTCGGCACCCTGGGGCAGTTGTTCGTCGCAAAACCAGTGGATGACGTTGGAGACGGCGCCATCATGCTCTTCGTACGCTTCGGTGGGACGGTTGTTGTAATAGTCGCCCCGACTCATGCGTGTGTTGTAGGCATGCAAGTAGGGAGAGTTGGCTGGCACACATGCCTCATCAGGCTTGTTGTTTCGAACCCACGTCTCCGCCACCTCTGGCTGCATCTTGCCTAGCCACATCCGCAGGCGCATTCCGTTGCGCTGCTTCTGGGCCTGGGTTGCCGCCTTCGTCTTCTTCTTCTTCTTTTCCTTCTTCTCGTCCTCCCCTGGCTGCATCTTGGTGATGAGCCTGACCCCGTTGCGCAGCCCCGCGTCCTGGTTACCGCACTCGTCGATCTTGCTGTGAGCGCTGTTGAATTTCGTTGCGTTCGCAGAAGAGGGATCGCGCTCGAATTCAGCGTAGGCCATGAGCCATGGGCGCCCGTAGTTCTCGATGACGCCCAAGGAGAGTTCGTCGCTGAAAATGCGCCTCTCACCGGGGATAGGGGTGTCTGCTTCGGATTGGCCGTCATCTGATGGTTCCGGCGTGTCGTCTTGAGGTTGGTCCACAATGACGTCAGCGAGGTCTTCCATGCTCTCTCCGATGTTGGCTGCCACTTCCGCAGAGTATCCGGCCAAGGCTGCAAACCTGTTCACATTGCCGTTCTCTGAGTGCTTCTTCTGGTTGGCATCTTCGTGAGAAACGGCCCAGTGGTAGGCGCATTTCGGAGCTATGACGCCGCGGTCGTTCAGGGGGCCTGGGGGCGGCGCGTCATCCACGATGCGCTGAGCAGATGCGACCATGCGGTCGAAGAGCTCGTCGGTGAACAGGCCACGCCGCGTGTCGCAGATGAGGCGCAGTGCTGCATTACGATCACGCCAAACTAACAGCTGGAAATCTGTGTCCGTGTTCCCCTCGAGAGCGTGCATCATTGCGCCCCAAAGATGTGGGCTGATGCCTTGCCCGTTGAGCCCTGTGATCTCGCCGAGCCACCGTGCGACAGCAGGCCCATCGCGATACGCAACCATGTAAAAGTCACCCTTCCGCCATAGCGTAATGATGCCTCGTGAATTGACGTGTTTGGAATTGCGCCGGACGCATGCAGAGCGCCACCCGGTGTGCACTTGCCGCTGCGAATTGACTGAGAAACCGCCTGAGCCGATGCCTGAGGAACGCTCGAAGATGCGGACGTAGTAACCCGAATGTGCTGGCTTGTTGACAGCCAGGGCGTCGCAAAGGCCGCCGGACACGATTGTTGGGGAAAGGCTAGCAAGCCAGTCGCCGCTGTTGGCCCGGAGCACGGGAATGATGGAATTTTCCGGCGGGTCGCTGGTGTGACACTCAGCGTCGCTGATGTCCGAGGGGGCCCCCATAGTGTTTACAGGGAGGGCCGCTGCGCCGTGTGCGCCGCTGTTGGCAGGTAATATACTGGAGAGCGCTCCAGCTTGCACCCCCTGCCGCTTCAAAAGCGTGGGTGCGGGTTTGTGCCCCGTGACAAGTGGGGCGGCTAGCAAAGGGGCAGGTACCAGGCGCGTTTCGGGCGCGCCCAGCCGACTGTCCCCAGCCGGCGATTGCATGCAAATATTCGTATTTTCTGTAATGGACTTTCTGATTTTTGCATGGATTTACGCATCTGAGCGTAGAAATTGCCCTCCGGGCCGGCCCCCAACTCCGTTGGGGGATGCTGTCCAAATTCTTCACAGAGTTGTCCAAGCTTCGGAGCTAGGCCTATACAGGCTTCGAATTCTTCTGCCGGGATCTCTGTGGGGAAAATGTGGGGGTATTGTTTGTCTCGGGTTTGGTTGCCTATTGAGTGATCAACTTTTCGGCAACGGCCTACATTCAACTGCGTTCGATTCTACTTCTGGGAAGAGCTGCTGCTGCGATCTAGTCAGCTCTCTATCCTCCATAATCCTCGTTATAACAGCCTGATGCGTTCTAACCAATATTCTTTCCCCCACGTTCCCTAACTGCACCGCAAGCATAACGTTTACTTACGGCTGTGTGCCGCCTCCTGATGTTATATAGAAGGGCAACCAGCGTCTAGCCCGACCAGAGGTCGGCCGCCATAAGGCTAGACTGGATTTTGGGCGTCTAGGAGTGTATGTACTCCCATTGCGTTAGAGCTCGAACTTAACAACCCCGGGTCTGTGATCCGCACAGGTGGGTGTCCGTAAAGTGAGCAATCGCTACAAACCGCACTTCCCGACGATGCGCCCTTTGGTAAAGACGCGACTAAAGTCGGGGTATGCCGGGTATATAACCCTGTGACTCAACCGGCGCGTCTTCTTCTGCAAGACACGCGTAGCGTGTGGGGGGGCGTCCATTCCCCCACACCAGCCTAGTCTAAAAC